GTAATTCTAAGAGACAGACTACAATTTGATATTTCAGGTTCAGGTAATACTGCGCTAGTTTATGGACGCATTGATTTAAGCGATTATGTGTCTATTGTCAAGAATGAGGGACTTGCAATCAAAGAAATTCGTTTCCAATTCCGCAATCCAAACACAGATTTGGCTTGGCCGACATGGATGAACATTGAAGACATTGGCGCAGTCCCTGCCGCAAGCGTCGCACAAGCTGATGTTGTCGCATTTGCAACTACAACTGCCTATGAAAATGCAGCTGATGTTGGTATTGCATCACCAAACGTTATATGCATTCGTGAGCGAATTTCTAGCATTTCCGACACCGGATGGGCTGATTACGAAGACCGATTCTATGGAACACCTGACCTTCACCCTGAAGGATACGATGTTGTCACCGATTTGTTGATCGGAGTCTATGCAAACAACTGTCAAAACAGCTTACTTGCTGGAACGACTCAAGAACTCGATGTTATGATTATCGCTGAGCCTAAGAAAATCACACAAAAAGATTTGACACAAATGCTCTCTCAGGCGCAAGACCTCTGAGGTGAGTAATTGGCTCGCAAGCGAACAAAGGCCGAAGCCTTAGAGCGGTTGGTCGAAGCACGTGGAATGGTTCCGAAAGGAATCAAAGGAAGACCTCGAGCAATTCTTGATGCCGCTACAGTGGGTGCAGCTGGTCTGATTATGCTAGACCCGTTAAACCGATTGGCCGATGAAGTTACCGTCGTACCATACGACATGATCGCAATTCCTGCACATGAGTATTTTCGATTGTCTAGCGACCCAACATTTCAGATTTACATTCGAGGCGGTGAAACAATCATGCCTACAGGGGGTAACGTGGAAGATGTGCAACAAGTAGTTGAGGAGATGGCTGTGGAGGACACACCAGTGCGTAAAAAGCGCAAGACTCCCTATCAACGTGCTTACAAGAAGGCATTTGATTCACTTGCTCCCAGCTACAAAAACAAGAACGGTAAGTGGAAAAAAGACGGATTCAAGCGTTGTGTTAAGGCGGCGCATAAGAAGGCTGGAGGGAAGAAGTAATGGCTCTAAGTATTGTTAAAGAAACAATTGAACTAGATCAAGTCGTAACAGATGCAGACGGTAATGCATTTCTAACCAAGCGAATTAATTTGAAAGAAGGATATCGTCATCGACTAGTGCAAGTTGATATGTTTGAAGATGCATATGCAAGCGAACAAGTCGAAGTTGAGACTGTTATTTCTCCATATCCAGCAATTCCTACCAACATGGCCTATTCAGTGAGTGCAGGGTTGGCCAATCGCTACCCAGCTGGTGGAGATGATTCAGTTTTGTTTAAGGAACGACGATCATTACGATTCAATTTTGCTGACCTTAGTAATGAAACACAATTTCCATCAAGTGAAATTGCTGCGATGAATGCCGCACAATTCTATTCTGATCATGTTTACATTAACATGCATTTGATGACTTTAAATCCGGAAACTACTGTTTCAAACATTGCTTTCAGTTTTCTTATGGTTCTTGATGACAAAAAAGTAGCACTTCTCGAACATACTCTAGGTGTTCTTAAGGAATCTCATGATGCAATGTGCGCTTTAGTCATGTCAAATGGACACATGAACAGCCTGAGTGACCTTCGAGGCAACACATTCCCAACTTGGCGGTTTGGTGGTATTCTCCCTGAAAACATGGTTAATCCTGCCTCCGCCAACTCTTTCTTCCTCAAAATTAGCACCAGAGACGCTGAAGTAATGCAAACTAGCACAGAAGTACGCAATCAAATCGCTGATGCTCGCCAAATGACTCCATTCGACCAAGCATATGGTGTAAGAAATCCTCCATGGTTGCGTATGGATCTTAACCAAGGACTGATGGCAGGTGCAATTCGTCCCGATCCAATCCCACTAAAGTATGCTGACAATGGAAACACAAGGATGTTCTGATATGACTGAAACTGAAACTGAAATGAAAACTGAAGAAACCGCCTCACGAACACAACGCTTTGCAGAGTGGCTCATGAAGCGAGACGAACGCCGTCAAGAAAAAGAAACCAGCTTGGAAGGATTGATGAAATTCAACATCTTTCTTTCAACTCTTACATTGGTATCTGTGGCTGGCGCGACTGCACTCGACTATGCAATGATCGCATGGCTTTGGGTCTAAAGTCCAACTTTCAAAGTCGTTTGCACTTTTTGCCATAAAGATATGAGGATGTCGTTACGCGATGCGCCCATGTTACAAATGGCAACGCGCACTAATTCAAATCCAGCTGCAGGTTTGTTTGTATTGTATCCGCATTTAATTAGAAATCCATTAGTCTTCAATATCCTAAATGCTTGGTTGCCCAAGTCAACTATGTATTTTGGATTGGTGTAAAGATTCGATGTACCATATTCTTCATTTGATTGCCGATCACTAAATGGTGGATCCATAAGAACGATGTGTGCGCTCTCACGCTGAATGTTAAGCATAAATTCCCTTGCATCCATGCAATGGGTAGTATATTCATAAAGAAATTCTGGGTTTATGTCGTTACGCTTTGTTCCCCACATGCATTTTCGTGCAAATGGGTCAATGACTTGGAGGTTACCAACAATGTTTCCTCCGTAAATCCAATTGTCCATTGCGTAACGATACAATCGATCATAAGGCTCCAAGTTATGAGTATCAGAGCTGAAGTGACCTAAACAATTGAACATTTCAATTTTCATCTTTAAACACCTCATGACAAAGATATTCGACAAGTTGTTTTAACTCTCTAACTTCACGTTTTAGATCGATTATCTCTTGGATTCGCTTTTCTCTAAATTTTGCATATGACTTTTGAAATGTATGAACTCTATTCTTCAAGTGAATCACGCAACCTTCGGTTTGCTACCAAGCGCGTTAGTGCTTGTTCTTGCAATGTACGGATTGCTTCATCAATTGCTTGTGAAGTCTTGATACCCTTGTCTTTCAGTCCTTTCAAAATCCTGTCAGATTCGTCGCTCACGGTGATGCTGTATTGATTCGCCATCGGATTTATCCAAATAATAATGTTATTTATATCTGACGAAAAAAAAAGGGTGAACCCTAAAATAATATGGCTTTTTTGGAAGGGGTGGGTGTGTCGGGGAAACTAACTTACGATGTGTTCGGGGGCTCGCTACGCTCGCGGAGATAGGAATCCGTGGATTTATAGACCGAACCTATCATGATAGGGTTGGAGGGAGATGGGAAACGCGTCCGGTCATGACTTTGTTCGACGGTAAAGCCCAGCTCCCTCCACCTAATTTTGAGATGATACAATGGCAAAAGGAAAGAACGACGTAATTTTGAGAGACAGACTACAATTTGATATCACTGGTTCAGGTAATACTGCGCTAGTCTATGGACGCATTGATCTAAGCGATTATGTGTCTATCGTCAAGAATGAGGGACTTGCAATCAAAGAAATTCGATTTCAATTCCGTAATCCAAACACAGATTTGGCATGGCCAACATGGATGAACATTGAAGACATTACCGCAGTACCTGCCGGAACCGTCGCACAGGCTGATGTTGTCGCATTTGCAACTACAACAGCCTATGAAAACGCCGCAGATGTTGGTATTGCATCACCAAACGTCATATGCATTCGTGAGCGAATCTCTAGCATTTCCGACACTGGATGGGCTGATTACGAAGACCGATTCTATGGCACGCCTGACCTTCACCCTGAAGGATACGATGTTGTCACCGATTTGTTGATCGGAGTCTATGCAAATAACTGTCAAAACAGTCTTCTTGCTGGAACCACTCAAGAATTGGATGTTATGATTATCGCTGAGCCTAAGAAAATCACACAGAAAGATTTGACACAAATGCTCTCTCAAGCTCAAGACCTCTGAGGTGAGTAATTGGCTCGCAAGCGAACAAAGGCCGAAGCCTTAGAGCGGTTGGCTGAAGCCCGTGGAATGGTTCCGAAAGGAATCAAAGGAAGGCCCAAGGCAATTCTTGATGCTGCTACAGTTGGCGCAGCCGGTCTAATTATGCTAGACCCTCTCAATCGATTGGCCGATCAAGTTACCGTCGTACCATACGACATGATTGCAATTCCTGCACATGAGTATTTTCGATTGTCTAGCGACCCAACATTTCAGATTTACATTCGAGGCGGTGAAACAATCATGCCTACAGGGGGTAACGTGGAA